CACCTGCTGCAGTGTTAATTGCAGTGATAATTGTATTAGTAAGACTTGTAGCATTATCTCCACTTCCTACTGTTGCATCAGATGGAACAAGGATTGTAATGTCCTTTTCTGACATCTGAACTGCATGATTTGCTCCTGTATAAGCAAAGTGGATAGCGATTGTGTCATAAGTTTTGGTAGGGTCTACCAGATACTTAGTAGGGATATAGTTAGGGAAGCCTGCCATTCTGTATTGGTCTCCTCTTTCTCCCATATAAAAATACTCGTAGTCTGCCATGTTCTTACCATTACCAACAGAAGCACCGTTTGTATAAGCTACTTCACCCCAGGTAAAGTCGCTGTCATTAAACTTAATGCTTACTGGTTCCACTACAAAGGATACAGGTCTTTGCTGCTTTACTCCTAGAATCCAATCCTGCTCAACCTCTTTAATGGTTACTCCAGTATAAGTTCCTGTCAATGAGCTCTCAGCTGTCGTAGGAGTAACTTCAACCTCTCCTCCAGAAGTCTTTAAGAATACAGATACTAACTGCACTGCCTCTCTTGACATGTTCTTAGCAATGCTAAGAGCAAGTGTCTTGTAGAAATCGGTAGCTGTCATATTCTGTACTCCCTTGACAACTCCATACTTCCAGTATTGGTTTTCCGGGGACAAGCTAATAACCTGGTCAAACTTAATTCTAAGAATGTAATCCTCAGCTGTAGTCAGTTTATTACTGCTTAATAGGTCACTCTTAAGTGTAACTGTAGCCACTTTTAGATTTCTGGCCATGGCACTTGCAGGAGTAGCCTTTCCATAAAGAATTTTCTTTACATCAATTAGGTCACTTCTTACTAGTCCTCCAGCACCTACATGCTGGAAATAAATAGACTTTTCTGCTGTGTTCTTACCAACTGCAATTGTTCCTAAAGCATCAGCTTTTGTAAGCTTTGTTTGTGCATTAGTAGCTTTATAGGCAGTAGCCACATACACTTGGTTTACTTGATTTGCTGTAAAAATGTTCATTTTATAAATGTTTAATTAAACAATAAGTTAATTAGTCACACCGATTCCTTTTGATTGACGGGCCATTTGTACTGCCCTCTCAAGGATAGTGTTATGCAATATAGGATTTAATTTGCACTCCGTTATTTGGTTTAACCCGTCTATAGTCACTCCCTCTGGTAAGGTGTCCAATATAATAGGCTCAGGCTTTGATAAGTACTTTAATAGATAGTCTCCTATTGTATATTTTGATATAAGCTCAACTGTATTGTTTCCTGAGTCAAGTCTTATGACTTTATACTTAGTAGGACCTCTAAAAGGATTATTTTTTATCTTATTATACTCATCTTGTGTAATAGGATAAACTGACGCAATACTGCCATTATAGCATCCTAACTTGTCATCATCATAAATGACTTGTTCCATTGTAATAAATGCCATGTCAGAAGGTAATTTGTAGAATACCGAATTATCAGAAACTCCAATATCCTCAATCTGCTCGTCAGCTGTGTATACTTTGGTTTTTATAAGATTTTCAAGATACCTCCTTAACTCCTCAGTACTCTCAAAAGACTCTCCATAAGGATTCTTACCATTATATAAGTTAACTGCTACCTCTTCCTGTGCTCTAGTAAGATATAATGATTTTTCATATTCATCAAGTACGATTTCCCTCTTTGATGTCTGTTCCCCAAATGGGACTTGGGTATCATAACTATTAAGCAAAGTATCAAAGGTATTACTAAACTCTTGAGTGGTCATAATCACTATTTATTAATTGTTGTCTCTTTGTTGAGCGGCTACTTGAGTTGCAGTGGCTCCCTGCCATGCAATCTTAGCCAGGGTAACTGCCCTCTCCAATATTTCCTGATGAGTTTCTTTTGGTAGCATACATTCCATTTCTTGAGTCTCTCCGTCTATTGTAAGGTCTGTTCCATAGTTACTCAAGTCATCCAAAATAATAGGAGAAGGAGTTTGGACATACCTTAAGCTGTAAGTTATATGCTCTGTAGGAGTTTCCTCTCCTTCATGTTGAGTCTTTTTAAACTTCCCGATTATTTCTATAATCGGCTGCCTGCTGATTACTTCATTATTTTCAGTATCTACATTTACTTTAGTATTGGTATTTAATCTCCATACACCTCTTTTTATTGGGAAGTTATAAGGCTTTAACATGAGTCTTTGATATTCTGCATAACTTAACGGGATAACGGAATACTGATACTTTTCATCAGAGATTATTTCATTAACTGCAAGGAAGTAGTCTTCAGGAAATAGGAACACTCTGCTTCTTTTATCCAATTTAACATATGAAGATTCAGAATACTCATTTAAATCTTTTACTTGGATAAGGCTAGAAAAATCGTATTGTCTCTTCTGGCTTCCGTCAAATCCTCCACCAACCCCATCTGTTCTTGAGTTAAAGTACTCGTTAAGTAATTGCTTTTCTGCTTTAGTCAGAAATACAGATTTCTCATACTCATTGAGGCCTGGAGCCTTGTCAGAAGTCACATTATTATACAGAACATCAAACTCATTACTAAATTCTTGAGTTGACATAGTTATTTCTTTTAGCTAGTTACTGTCTTTGACTTTAGCTTGTATAGAGAATAATAGCTCTTGCTGCTTTGGAAGGCTTAAATATTTGGCAGCTACATTCAGAGTAGGCTCTTGTCCATTATCACATAATGGCGTATTGGTATCCCTCATATATAAATAGTTACCTCTGTTAGCAATAATACCTGCCTCAATTGCCTTCTTGATTAAGATTTTATTATCCAGTAATGGGTCCCTTACTACCTGTAAGAACATTTTAGTATTGGCTTCAATCAGTTCACCTACCTTACCCTGTAAGTATTCCAACTTGCTGTCTCTTGCCGTAGGCCTTCCGTCAATAGTCTCAATGATTACCCTCATCTTTTCTTTGTCCTCATTGATTTTGCCAAATTCCATATAAGCCTGCGCTTTAAGGGTAACTTTGGTATTAGCAGCCTTAGCTGTGTCATTTTCATTGATTATGACAAACTTATAAGTAGCTTTAGGTCTGTCTTGAAGTGCTTGTACTGATGGAGCTATATAATCTTTATTAGCTAAAAGTATCTTATATTTAATATAGTCAATTGGATTTGAAAGGTCCAAAGGATTATCCCCCTTTATAAGCTCAATTCTCCCAATACCTTGAGGATTAGCGTCACTCCAGAAATTATTATTTCTATTATGTACGCTCAATGCATTAGGTTCAAGTCCCAGTTTAAACTCAAGGAATTTCTTTTCCTCTTTTGTAAGCACATCCGTATATCCTCCTGACCTGAGTAATGGAGTAGTGATTCTCGTTTTTGAGCCTAATGCCATACCTCCATACAGTATGTGCCTTGGGTCTGTAATCATACCTCTTGCCCTGGCAATGAATCTTACGATTACTTTTTCATTCTTTAGACAGTTAACAAGGTTATCCCTTTCGGTTGATACCCTTGTAATGTTTGCACTGGCAGGAGTCTCACTGTGTATAGGAGTCCCATTATGTATAGGAATCTGCCTTCTTTCAGTACTATTAATCTCTTCTTCGTCCAGTACTATCTGTTCATTCTTCTCTTTAGCCATTTTACTTCTCCTTTAAATTATTATGAATAAGAGAGGTAAGGAAGGGAGAGTTTCCCTCCCTTACCTTGAATCCTATATTAACCCTGTAGGATAGCAGGAATAATAGACATTGTTCTAGTAGGGTCAAGAACACATACACCGAATGTTGCGTATTTATGAATAACAGCAGCATCCTCATCAAAGCTGGCATATGGGTTATTAGCCTCACCTGTGAACGGGTTTCTAAATGGACCCCATTGATACCCTCTGTACTCAGGCTCACCCTTGACAGTACACTTAAAGATGTTAGGCTGGTCCATCGTACCTATATCCATGATGTCGTATCTATAAGAGAATGCAGGACCTCCAAGAGGGTGCTGAATCTTATTTCTTACAGGGTCATCATAATAAGGGTCAACTTCAAGCTTCAGTGTAACGCCATTAGGAGCCATATACTCTACAAACTGGAATCCAGCCTTAAGAGCATTTTGATGAAGAGGACTGTTAGTTTTTTGCACTACAGACAATGCATCACCATTAAGAGTGAACATTGACCATCCACTTACTTCCTTAAGAATTTCCTTATGGAATTGGATAGCTCCCTTTTCACCTGTTCTCATCAGGAATACCCTGTTCTTTAAGTCGAGTTCTCCATAGGATAAATCGTATAGAGCCTCCTCAATAAGGTTTAGACTGAACTCATTATAGTAGATTGTGTTGGCTACCTCCATCTGTTCATAAAGGCCAGCACCAGTCTTAATGACATTACCAGATTTACCAATATTTGTATACTCGCCATTTGAGTTTCTGTTAGACCTACCAAATGCAAGTGCATTATTCTTGTAGTCAGCGAACTGTGTCTCCACAGCATAGTCTACATAGTGCATCCACATATTAGTAGTTCCCTTCTTATTATCAACAATAACAGGCACACCTACAGCCAGTTTTTTGTTTAGCTTGTTACCTGGAACCTTGTGCTTGATTCTAATGTGAGAAAACTCATTTCTCATAGCTACAGGAGATGAGAATCTTACATCACCAACCTCCCTTGACATTTCAGCCTCAACGAATGCTGCTTCAATGCTGAACTTCTCACCTGCAAGTAGTCTTTCAGCAGGAACACCATCCTCGTTTCCTCCAGCCAGCTCTACCTTGTATACAGCATTGGTACCTTCCATTCTGGCATCTCCCAAGATTCTAAATTGATACATCTCATTAAGATTACCAACAATGTACTCGCCATCTGCGAACCAATCTTTACCAAACACAAGATAGAAAGGAGCTGTACCTGCGCCAATGTTACCACTATTAGAAGTAACTACTGTCCCATTTTCATCTCTAGCCTCAATCAGAGGAATGTTTTGATTTGTACTTCCAACAACATCCCATACATACTCATCAGATGTCTCAAATTCTCTAGTTGGAAACTGACTTAGTAATGTGTCTAGAGTCCTTCCTCTTTTTTGAGCTAGAATCTGAACCATCAAATTACTGGCTTTTTGAGGTGCTGCTCTGAAAATTGCTCCAAGGTGATTATCCTTTGTTAATCCCTTCCAAGAGCTGAACTCTTGTGTTTGAAACTTACCTAGTAAATTTCTTGCCATAGTCTTTTAAATTAGGAATTATTTTATTTTTTATTTATAGGTCTAGTCGCATTCCCTTTCCTAGTATTGATTCAGTATCATCCACACCACTGGCAAATTTAAGATTACCTCTTGAGTCTCTTCTAGTACTGTTTATCTTATGCTCTAGTTCAGAGAATCCTCT